CACGCAGGACAACCCCTACGACACCTACGAGGACATGCGTGAGGACCTTGTGAACAACAACCGGATGAGGATTTGGTCGACCGCAGCAGGCGGCACTTCACACGACATCATGACGGACGAAGAGAATGACAAGTTCCGAGCCGTTCACGACATGTACGGTCACATGGCAACCGGCCGTAATTTCAATAGGCATGGGGAAGAGGGAGCGTATCTGAGCCACCAGCAGATGTTTCCTCCAGAGGCCCACCCGGCTCTCGTCTCAGAAACCCGTGGACAGAACTCGTACCTGAACTGGGGGAACATTGGTAAGGGCGACTGGGGCGCTGGTGCTGGATTCCCGCCAAACGACCCAGCGAACATTCCTCAGTGGATGACCGCAGAGGATCCCCGTCCCCCGGCACCGCTTGAGGGCGGCGAGATCTACACGCCACGTAAGGACCCCCGCAGGTACACGCAGCTAGAGCTGTTCTGACCTTGGGTTCCCCCCTGCCTTCACACAGCAGAAGGGAACCCACGGGTCAGAGGCTTACAGGTTCCACGGCGATGGGCCAGTCTCTTGGTAGAGGTGCCACGCTGCCTTGGTGTTGCACGCCGGGTCGGTCCACTGCTGCGGTGAGCAGCCGACTGCGGTGAAGCGCCGGGAGTGCAGCGGCAGCATCATCTGGAAGCAACCCGACGCACCCGACGCGTTGCGAGCGGTCGGTGTGTTGCGGGACTCCCGGTAAACGATCCGCTTGGCCCATGCCTTGTCTCCGGGCCACCACCTATCAATGGCGGCGTTGCAGTCCTCGGACGGCCACAGTGACTCCAGTACAGCGGTCTGTTGGTCTGCCGGGAGCGACTTGAACAGGGCAATCTCTTCGGGGGTACACGCAGCGGCCAACAGGATCGTGGCAGCAATGAGCAGTTTCTTCACAGTACGTCTCCTTGTTAGGGGAGCACTGACTCTAGGCGGCGTGATCACGGGCAGTCAAATTAAACTCTGACTTGACTTACTGCTTCAGGAGTAGTTAACTGCCAGACATGAGCCGAAGCACAACCCGTCAGGGCCACAAGAGCAATTGGAAGAAGCGGGATGACGCCTACCGAAAGCAGCAGCGTGCTCGCTGGGAGAAGAACCAGAGCCGCAAGCATGCCCGGGCGCTGGTCGATACGATCTGCTTCTACGGGGTGTTCTGGTGAGCGATCTTCCCGAACATCCGGAAAGCCTTGACACCAACTCAATGCTGCTCGGGCTTGTCGTAGCAGCAGCTACTGACAGCATCATCACAGGAGGTCTCTTCGGTGTTATATGCAGACAGATAGGTAAGTGGTCGTGGGATGCAGCGCATCAAGCGGCCGTTGAGAATGTTCAGGATGAGGATCCTCGGATCAGGGCTCGGTCCCAGAAGATGAACCCGCAGACCTCAAACTGAAATTATAATAGGAGTTATTGCAGGTTTCTCTGAGGGGGTCTCACATGTGTGGGTCCCCCTCAGAGACGTACAGGTACACTCTGCTCATGGATCACGAAGAGACAGCGGAAGGCTCCCTAGCCATCACCATTGGTCTGGGTAAGCATGAGGACGAATACTTCTCCATGCTCGTTTTGGATATCGAGCATGATTCCGGCGAGAATCAGCGCTTCGCCATCGGTAGCGCCAAGGATGGTTTGGAGTTCGCTTCATCCTTGATTCACGCATGTGAGACCGCAGCCCGGTTGGACCTTGAGCTAGAGGGTCTTACAGACGAGATCGATGCCGAAGCAGCGGCTATGGCATTTGCCATGACTTACTCGGACGATCCCCTGAGCTGATCATGGCTACCGATTACACGAATAAGCCGTCTGACGAGCCGGTACACGATCTTGGTCCTTGGATCGAGGCGCCCAACTCCTCTCGCCTTACTCGTTACCGGTACGACTACGCTGCTCGACAGATTCAGGTCTCATGGCGCAATGGGCGAGGACACGTTCATACGACGTACTCCGGAGCCGAGTCCGAGCTGTACCGGAAGTTTGCACGGGCCGTTTCGAAGGGGAAGTACGTCAACACGACCCTGAACGGGTGTGAGTACCGCCCAGCTACACCAGATGAGATTTCAGCTCCGTCGAACCCCAACCGACGGGCTGTAAAGAGCAAGCCGTGATGCAGTCAACCGTTAAGGACATCCTTAGGATGCCGTGGAATTCGTACTTCTGGCTGAGCCGAGCCGACACCATCATCCACTCGTACCCCCGGGTGCCCCTCCCCAGTAGCTGGAAGGGCCGCATCTGCGACCGATTTGAGTTCATTGTTACCGGAGGTATTGAGGGGCGGTGATTCATCTCACGAAGATCTCGCCCAAGCGGTGGATCTACTACGGAACTGAAGATGAGGTTACCAACGACTTCTTGGTACAGAAGTTCTGGTTCATCGAAGACAGTCATCCGTTCCGTATCGGTAACGGGTGGCGGCTGAGGGGGATCAGGGATGTGGCTCTCCATCTGGGAATCGCTGTGCGAAGTGCTGCCACTACCGCTGCGGAGGCGCTTGGTGGCAGTGAGATGGAAACCGACCCGGAATCAATCGGAAAGTGGGGTACTGATGTTCAAGAGATCGAAGAAACTGAAGCCAGTCGACCCAGACAAAACGGCGCTACGACTCCAGAAACTACCTGACCGAGATCTCTACCAGTTTGTGGAGTCGAGCATGATGCTCGCCCAGAGCACGCTTCACCAGACCACGTTCGACACCACGAACTCCTCAGTCTCGCTGGAGTACTGCCAGCAGAACCTGAAGTACGCCTTGCTCGGTCTCGATGAGATGACCCGCCGCTCTGGGGTGGAGACCTACTAGGCTTTACTTTCCATTACGTACCAGCTACGCTGTGACTATGGAACAGTTGACTCTCCCCGGTATGGAGGCCCCGCCGACGGCGGGCTTCTACATCGGAATCGCTGTAGACGGCGTTTCCATCCCCCTGCCACCCCGAATGTCACGGCCGTTTAGCTCCAAAGAGGAAGCGATGGCCTGTGTCGGCGAGGTGCCGCAGTATATGAAAGACTCGGGCCTACCTATCAACGTGGAACACTTGTCTTACGGGTGGAAGGGCATCCTCACCCTCAATGGGAAGGCCACTGCTTGGGTGGCAAGTGTCTTTTACTCAGCGAGCTGACAGTTCCTCGACCCATACCAATTACCAAGGAGCACCTAACCGTGGACCCCGCACAGCAAGCCACTCTTGACCGAATCATTGAGCGGCTTGATTACATTGAGAGCCGCCTCGCCGAAATTGGTGATGATGTCGAAACCATCAAGAGCCATAAGCCCGGGCGTAAGGGCAAGCCAATCCTTACCTCAGAGGTAGGAGTCTGCGGTCTCGACCCTACGTGTGATTCATCGAAGTGTGATGACGCCACTATCTACCGGTACCAGAAGGGTTGCCGAGGTACTCGCTGTGTCGAGATCAACCGTGACTACTACAGCGATTACCGGGCGAAGAACCGCAACAAGACCTCCGACGAGTGAGTAGCCCACTCTATGAGGACCTAGGTCCTCCTGCTGACGACTACGTTCCAACGCAGGAGGACCTAGAGGAACTCAGCCCAGAGCGAGAAGAGACTCCAGAAGACTTCTTGTCGCAAGAGGACAAAGACTTCATCGAGCAGATTGTTCTGAGGACAATCGTCTTCTGCGAAGAACTCGCTGACATGGACCTGCGTCCCTACCAGCGACAGCTCGCTTACCGAATCATCGAGAGCGTGATCATCGGAGACGGTGAGGAAGTCACTGCGCTCTGGTCTCGGCAGAGCGGTAAGAGCCAGACGCTCGCCATCGTGGTAGCGGGGATGCTGGTTCTGTTCCCAAAACTCGCCAAGAGCTTCGAAGAGTTCGACCGATTCAAGCGTGGTCTTTGGGTCGGTATGTTCGCTCCTGTCGACGGACAGAGTGAGTTCATCTACCAAAAGGTGATGGACATCCTCACCAACGATCACGCCAAGGGCATCCTCGATGACCCCGAGATTGACGAGAAGATCTCCACCGGGTCCAAGCTGCTGAAGCTCCGGTCTGGCTCCATGCTTCGTCGCCAGACGGCTAACCCCAAGGCGAAGATCGAAGGTGCTTCCTACCACCTTGTCGTGGTAGATGAGGCACAGGACGCCGACGACACTGTGGTTCGTAAGTCGATTCACCCGATGCTCGCTGCCTACGCAGGCTCCATCGTGAAGATCGGTACGCCCTCGTTTCACAAGGGGGACTTCTACAAGGCCATTCAGCTCAATAAGCGGCGCTCCACTAAGCGAGGCGCCAAGGTCTGCCACTTCGAATATGACTGGAAGACGGTCGCCAAATACAACGAGTACTACGGGAAGTTCATCAAGAAGGAGAAGCTCCGTCTCGGGGAGGACTCCGACGAGTTCCAGATGTCTTACGCACTTCGGTGGATGCTTGACCGAGGCATGCTCATCACTGATGACGCTTTGGACTACCTATCTGACCCGTCCATGCAGATGGTCAAGGCATGGCACCGCAGCCCGGTTGTGGTCGGCATCGACCCAGCGAGACTCAATGACTCCACCGTTGTGACGGTCTGCTGGGTGGACTGGGACCATCCCGATGCGGCTGGCTACCGTGAGCACCGGGTGCTCAATTGGTTGGAGATTCAGAACACCGAGTACGAAGAGCAGTACTACCAGATTGTCGAATTCCTCGATAACTACGATGTCGCTTATCTAGGGGTGGACGCTCAGGGTATGGGCGGTCCATTCGCCGACCGTTTGAAGCGGCTCATGGGTCATCGCACAGAAGTTATTGAGGTTACTTCTGACCTCAAGAATCAGTCAGAGCGATGGAAGCACCTGATTCAGTTGCTACAGAGAAACATGGTCATCTATCCGGGCCACTCCAAGGCCCGGAGAACTCGTGTTTGGAAGCGCTTTCGTCAGCAGATGGAAGACGCTGAGAAGGTCATGAAGAACAGCTATCTGCTTGTTCAGGCCCCGGACGACACCCGTGACGCCCACGACGACTACGTCGATAGTCTGGCGATTGCGTGTATGATGACGCAGCAGGACAGCGTTCCTGAG